CGTCAAGTCGGTAAATCTGTTGTAATTGCAATAAAAGCTGGAGAATTTGCAATTTCTAATAGAAATAAAACAATAATGGTAATAGCATCAGTTGAAAGACAAGCACATCTCCTATTTGAGAAGATCTTGTCTTATATTGTTATAAAGAACAAGTCTATCATCAAAACAGGCCGTTTTAGGCCAACTAAGTCTAAACTTCAACTTAAAAATGGTTCTGTTATACACTGCTTACCAACTGGAGAGAGTGGTTATGGTATTAGAGGATATACTATTGATGTCTTGATTGCAGATGAAGCTGCTTTCATTCCAGAAGATGTTTGGACTGCTGTAACTCCTATGCTTGCAACTACAGGTGGAGATATCATACTTCTATCTACTCCATTTGGAAAAGAAGGCTACTTTGCAAGATGTTTTAGAGATGATAGATATACTAAGATACATATATCTACTGAACAGGTTTTAGAAGAAAGGCCCATTTCTAAAGACTGGACTAAGTATCAGAGAGAGAGTGCGAAAGCTCATCTTGAACATGAGAGAGAAACTATGACTTCTAAGCAATATACTCAAGAGTATTTAGGAGAGTTTGTTGATGAGTTGATGCAATTCTTCCCAGATAAGATAATAAACCAGTGTATAACTCAAAAAAGACAGAAAGTGGTGGGTAGAGATCGTAACTACTACTTAGGGGTAGATATTGCGAGATTAGGTAAGGATCAGAGCACTTTTGAGGTATTTGAGCGAAATGGGGATGTTTTAACCCAAATAGACAATATTGTGACTACAAAGACACTTACAACCATGACAACCCGAACTATTATCAGTTTAGACACACAATATGACTTTAAAGGCATATACATAGATGATGGTGGTATTGGAGTTGGAGTTTTTGATCAATTACTAGAAGATCCACAAACTAGAAAGAAAGTTGTCGGAGTTAATAACTTAAGAAGAGCTATTGATGTTGAGGCAAACAGAAAAAAGAAGTTATTAAAAGAAGATTTATATAATAATCTATTAAGGTTAATGGAACAAAAGAGGATAAGACTTCTAGATGATCCAGAGATATTTCATTCTCTTAAGTCTGTTCAATATGAATATGTTGGAGGAGTAACTGAAGAAAGACAACTCAAGATATTCGGAAGGAACACACATATAGCTGAAGGGATCATCAGAGCAGCTTGGTGTGTAAAAGACAAAGTTTTAAATATATGGGTTCATTACTAAAAGCATGGTAACTATGACAACTTCAGGATCAGTAGTCATTAAGGCAGGAGCTAATGTTAATGAAGCTGGTTTGTCTGCTGCTAATGCCATCCCCCAGTTCATAAACGAGGCTGAGAGCTATGTTAATATCCAAACAAGATATAACTGGACTGATGCCTATTCTACTTTAAACGATGATGTTAAAATGATATTAAATGAAACTGTTTCAGACATTGCAGCTATCTATTGCATAGAGTTTGATATGAGTGGCTATACTTCTAGAGCAGAAGCTCTTACTATGCTCAATGTCTTATGGGACAGAGTAGGCTTAAATATCCAATTTTTAAAGAATGTAGAAAAGACTGACTTCATAAAGGACGCATAATGCCAATACCAATACACTTCCCACAACCAACTGAAGCTGTTCTTGCTAATTACGATTATGTTGATATTGCAGAAGGTACTGGATCAGTAAGATACTATATGATACAATACCAAACATCAGCAGGAACTACTTATGGATTAACTAGACAAGCAGATAGATCTGCCAATATATCAACATCTCCAGGAGGAACTGTAGAGTATGATCTAGATCTCCCTGCATTTAATCTACCTAAGCTAGTAAGAGGAACTGCTATCTTTGGAGCAAGTGGAGACAAAGGAAATGGAACACTTAACTTTACAGTTACATTAAAGAAATGGGATGGAACAACTGAAACCAATATAACATCAGCGATAACTTCTGATGATGGGGGAGTTGGAGAGGACTGGTTTATCTTTGAACTTCCAGTTACTACAGACACACATTTCAAGATAGGAGAGATCTTAAGATTAACAGTCTCAGTTGTAGGAACAGGAACGGCAAAGTGGAACCATGACCCATCAGATAGCGAAGGAGCTAATCCATCAAAGGCAGGCTTTATAAGTGTGCCTTTCAAGATAGACTTATAATGGCAGAATATAACTTAAGTTCAGCACAAGCATCTGACATGACTAATGTAGTTGGAGATGTCACAATACAGGCTGAAGTAACAGACGGAGCAAGTGAGGCTGGAGAAACAAGATGGACAAACCCAGACTGGAGCAAGTACTGGGGGTTCTTCAACAACTCTCCAGATCTAAAGTCTGCTATGCTTATGAAAGCTACATGGAATGTAGGAAAGGGATATGAAACAGACGAAGATACTAAGATAATACTAGAGAGAATTAACGGATGGGGTAAGGATACTTTTGATGATATTCTCTTTAATATGGAAGTTATTAGAAGAGTTAATGGAGATGCCTTTGCAGAGATCATAAGAAGAGATGACGGAACTTTGATTAATCTTAAACCTTTAGATCCATCTACTATGGTCATTATTGTAGATGCTAAAGGTATTATTGTAAGATACGAACAAGAGAGCAAAGTTGAAGGCAAGAAGCCAATTAAGTTTCAGCCAGAGGATATGTTTCATTTATCTAATAATAGACTAGCAGATCAAATACATGGTATCTCTGATATTAAGGTTATGGAAGAAACACTCTTAGCTGAGAACGAGAGTTTTACAGATATGAAGACTATCATGCATCATCAAGCTAGGCCTATGATTATGTTCAAACTTGGAACTGATAACACAACTAAGATCAATGCATTCGCAAAGAAGATGGACAATGCAGTCAAGAAAGGAGAGAACATATATGTACCTATAGATAAGGATGCTGTTGATTTTGAAGTTGTAAGTGTTAATGTCAGTCAGATAGTACTGGCTTGGAGGGACGACATTAGGAACAGGTTTTACAGAGCCTTAGGACTTCCACAGATCATCTTTGGTTCAGCAGGAACTACTGAGAGTGGGGGTAAGATAGAGTACTTAGCTCATGAACAGGTATTTGAGAAAGATCAGAGATACTTGGAAAATCAGATATTAAATCAATTAGGTATAACAATAGATCTTCTATCTCCAGTTTCATTATTAGAGAACTTACAAACTGATGAGAATAAAGATGCACAACAAGGCTTAGAAGTTCAGCCACAAGATGCATCTGTACCAACTAATACAACACCAGAAGGAGTGCCAAATGCAGTCTGAAGAACCTAGAAAGAAGAGAAAGAAACCTATAATAGAAGAACAGCAATTCAAGGCTGGGGGAGTTCAATTAACTAAAGAAGAGCTTGATATTGTAACTGGAAGAGCTGGGGGAATAGTAACACCAGCAATAAGAGAAGCAGAGGCCAACATTCTTAGAACAAAAGCTAGAGCTACTCCACAGCTATTAACAGAACCCCAGAGAGCAGAGATAGCAGCAGAACAAGCAGAACAGAGGAGAGCAGGATTTAGAGAAGCAGAGGGATCACAGGTTTTAGCAGAAGAACTAAGCCAACAGATATTAGAACCACAAACTTTAGAACCCACACCTGCCGAAGCTGTTGGTGGATTAGGACAAGCAGGACTTAGAGTTTCTCCATTAGAAGTTGATAGAGCTTTAGCTAATTATAAACTAATAACAGGAAAAGAGATAACTGCTGAGCAGTTCGGACAAACAGGGATAGGTAAGGCTATGGGTTTAATCCCATTCGCAGCAGGAGCAGCAGAAGCAGGACTAGGGTTGTTCCTTGCAGGTGGAGCTGCAACTACATTACTAGCAAAGACAGCAGTAGGAGCTAAGATAACAGGAGCAGCAGGATCTTCCACACTTCTAAGAACAGCAGTAGCAGGATTAGGTTTGTTTGTAGTTGGTAGAGGTGTATTTGATGCTGAAGGTGGAGAAATGGATAACTATAGATCAGCACTTAAAAAGGTTGTAGAAGATGGAGAGAGAATAGAAGCTGCTACAAGGAATGGGTTCCCTACAGGAGATACAATAGCCTTATTAAGAACTATGGCAGATGAGGTCTCTGTTGCAGAAAGAAGAATTAAAGAATTAGGTATTACAAATGCTCAATATTATGTAGATAAGGAGTACGAACTAGATATGAAGAATGTAAGATCTGCAAGAGCAGCACTATTAAGACGAGTTCTTGCAGTTGAGAATATAGCTGCAACAGGTATAGCAGCTGATAACCCTTCTGGTCTTCTATTTGATCTAGCACAATTAGATTTAGATGCTAAAGTAGAGGAGTTTGAGGAGATAGTATAAAGGAGGAACAACATGAAAACATCAGTAATAATAACAGGCTTGATTGTGATCGGAGCATTAACAGCCTATGCATTATATCTCGGTTTTGATGGGATTTTACTCACAGCTATTGTAGCTGTTATAGCAGCAGCAATAGGAGTAACAATACCAACACCAAAGATATTGAAAGGAGGAGATTAAAAATGAATGAAGAAGAAAAGGATGTCAAGGAAGAGAAGACAGAAGTTAAAACTGAAACAGAAACAACAGAAGATAAGGGAGACGGGGATGTCGCCGAAGAAGTCAAACTCGGACCTATAGAGAAAGCTGAAGCTGTTGCTAAAAGAGCAGAAGCAGCATCAGAAAGACTAGAGAAAGCTAATGCTAAATCTGAAGAGTTAAAAGCAAAAGAGATACTGAGTGGAAAGACAGAAGCAGGGGAAGAGAAAGAAGAGAAAGAAGAAACTCCAGCAGAGTACAAGGATCGGATCATGAAAGGAGAATGGCCAGAAAAACCAAAATCTTAGTAGTTATCTTATTAATAATCATATCATTCGGAGCAGGATACATGAAGGGTTCAGTAGATACTGTTTCAAAGATGATAGATATTGGTTCAGAACTTCTAGAGATTGATCTATCTCCAAGAGCTAAACAGATGTTTATTAGCAATCCAGCTTTAGCTTATCAGATAATAGAAGGAGCAGGAGCAACAAACTACACAAATCCTTTCGCAAAACATCCGCAAGCTAGTGTTCATTTTGAGTATTGTATGCTAACAAGAGCAGACTATGATGGATGCTATGCAACGGGAATAAATAAATATGGAGAATGGGCAAATGATTGAAAATAAGAAGATAGGAC